AGGCCGCCGCCGCAAAAGCCAGGGAGCACGCCGAAGAGGCGCGTCGTCGTCATGCGAATTTTTCGGCTGCTCGGCGCGGCAATCCTGGGGACGATGGGCCTCGGGCTTAGCCTGACAGGCGAACGCACCGCCACGCTCGGGCTGCGCCTGATCCGCGCGGCCGAAAGCATGCGCCGGAGGGCGGCGGCTCTATGAGCGCCGTGCTTCGTCAGGTCCGTGTATTCGCTTATCGGGCGAACTACTCGCCCCGGCGGTCGCCATGACCGACCGCGTCGACCTTCGCGACATCGTTCGAGAGCACGGCGGCGAGCTATACGCCGGCGGCAGCGCCGCCACGATCCCCGGGCCAGGACACGGCCGATCCGACCGGTCCCTCAGCTTGAGGCTGAGCAAGGACGGGCGGGTGATCTTCCACTCCTTCGCCAACGACCCTTGCGGCGAGGTGATGAAGTACCTCGGGCTGGAGGCGCGCCACAGCCAAGAGGCGGATCCAGCCGAGCGCGAACGGCTGCGGCGGCTTCGCGACGAGGAGCGGCGCCGCCGGATCGCCGAGGATCGCGCTTTCTGCGCCGGCATCTGGGAAAACACGGAGCCGGCCGAGGGCTCGCTGGTAGAGGCCTACCTCTGGTCCCGGGGCCTGATCCTCGAGGACGTCCCTGACATCCGCTTCCACCCCGCCGCGCCCCGCGGCAAACCCCGTGCGGAGGGTGAGCGAGAGCTTCCGCCGCCGCACCCCGCAATGGTCGCCCTGGCGCGCGGCGTGGACGGCAGCCCCCGTGGGCTACACGTCACCTACCTAAGCCTAGACGGCAAGGGAAAGGCGTTCGGCGATCGATCGCGCCTGATGTTCGGCCAGATGCGCGGCTCGGCCGTGCGCCTCGCGCCCGCCGGCGCCGTCCTCGCCGTCGGGGAGGGGATCGAGACCTGCCTCTCGTACATGGCCGGGACCACGCTGCCGACTTGGGCCCTGCTCACCACGTCGCAGTTCGCCACCTTCGAGCTTCCGCACCGCGTCCGCCGGCTGGTGATCGCCGCCGACGGCGACAAGGGCGGGATGAACGCCGCCACCGGCTTGGCCGAGCGCCAGCAGCGCGCTTGTGACGTGGAAATCCACGCGGCGCCGGAAGGCAAGGATTGGGCTGACGTGTGGGAGGCGGCGAATGTCTGAGCCCTTTGGCGGCCCTCGTCTGGCCTTCAGTCGATCGAGCCGGTTCACAGCAAAAGCGTATGAGGACCTCAAGGCATCCAGCAAGCCCGGCCGGATTAAGGGCGTGTGGCCCATGCAGGGGGTGGTGTTCGTCGTCGGGGCATCCGGCACGCGCAAGACCTTCTTCGTCATGGATGGGACCTTGAAGCTCGCGGGCGGCGCCAACACCGTTTGGGGGCGGCGGGCAAAGCAGTGCGGCGTTATCTACATCGCCGCCGAAGATCCGGTGGGGTGTGAGGCGCGGGTGGACGCTTGGAAGCGGACCAAGGGCAAGCACCGCACATCGCCGGTCCCCTTCGAGCTTGTTCCGCAGGCCCCTGACCTTCTGAACGAAGAGGACTTCAGCGACCTCAAGGCGCACCTCGCGGAGGCCGCCGAGCGGCTGCAGGAGAAGGGCTGCCCCCTCGGGATCGTCGTGCTCGACACCTGGAGCGCCTGCCTTCCGGGGGCCGACGAGAACAGCTCCGCCGAGATGTCCCGCGCACTGCGTCTGGTCGCCGCCCTCGCGGAAGAAATGGGCGTCCTCGTCGTGGTCGTCGCCCACTTCGGGAAGTCCGGAGCTGAACGCGGAATCCGTGGCTGGTCTGGCCTTGGAGCCAATGCGGACGGCGTGATCGGGCTGGAGCTTCAGGACGACGACAAGGACCTGACCGTCGCGACCTTCAACAAGGTCAAGAACGGCCGAGCCGGCGGAAGGCTGTCGTTCACGCTGGAAGAGGTCGACCTCGGCTTCGACGACGACGGCGACCCGATGACGTCCTGCGTCGTGCGCTACCACGAGCCGCCAGCGGCCGAAAAGCGGCCCAGAAAACAGCCCGTCGAGAGCAAGCCGGGACCGAAGATCATCCTGCGGGCGCTGAGCCAGCTCCTGGAGGTGGGATCGACTTACGTTGTCCCACCTCATCCCGGTGTCCCACCCGGCACATCCGGCGTCATGCGGATCGACCTGCGGAAGCGAGCTGGCGAGATCGGGCATCCAAGCGCCGGGCTGAAGGAAGACACGGCCAAGCGCATGATTAACAAGGACATTTCGGAACTCATCGCGGACGGAAAATTGCGTGAGGAAGACGGTCTAATCTGGAGGATCAAATGAGCGCACGGTTAGACCGGGAGGTGGGACAAGTTTGTCCCGCTCAGCAGGTGGGACAACCGGGACAACCGGGACAAAATCAAACAATCCCACCCTTTTCCGGCCCAGGTGGGACAGGCGGGATAGGTGGGACGCCCCTAAAGGGGGGCGATCCCACCTATCCCACTCATCCTGCCCACGCAGCTGGCCCGGCTTGCGGCTCCTGCCGGTTCTGGATGCAGACCAGCACGTCGCTGAACTTCGCGCCGCGCGGAGAGTGCCACCGTCGCGCACCGACCTCGGACAACTACTGGCCCGACAGTCGAGGCGACGCCTGGTGCGGCGAGTACGAGGCGGGTGACCGCAGATGAACGCCCTGCATCAACAGGCCAGTTACAGCGTCCCGGGGGGAGTAGTGGGCAAACACAGGAAGTCCAAGGGCGGCCGACCGAGGAAGACCGGCCCGCGCCATCCCAGCGGCCAACTGGTGCGGACGAGGCCGCAACCGAACGAGCGCGTGCTGGAGGAGCGGCGGCAACTTGTCGGGGATAGCGGCGCATTGCATCTCGGCGACCATCCGCTCGACGTCGCCATGGCCCGGAAGCTAATCACCCAGCGGCAGCACCGCGCCGGCATGGCCTTCATGCGCATCCACGCCCAGGCCAACCTCGGCGGGCCGCGCATGGGCTCTGGTGACCTGTCGGCGTCGGCGCCCCAGGCGGTGCTCACGACCCACGACAAGCGGGCCGTTCGGGAGTGGTCCGACGAGGAGGTGAGCGCCGTCTTCGATCAGATCTTCAACCGGACGCCGCGCCTGGCCGGAGACGATCGCATGCAGCGCGCGCAGAGCCAGCTGAACGTGCTGTGCGCCGTAATGACCGCAGTCGAGCGCATGGCGGTCCTGAGCGTCTGCACGCGGGCGGAATGGCCGGCGTGGCTGGAGCACCGCGTCGGGCGGCGGACCCTCAAGGCGACGAACGACCCCGCGAAGATCCTGGCCCAGGCCCACACCGTCGCCACCTGGGATCGCCAGCGCGAGCACCTGGTGAAGGGACTCGACCGGATCGCCGGCGCCCTGTTCGTGAAGGTGCGTTCCGAGGGTAGGGGCGCGACGGAGCAGCGGTCGTTCGGCGAGATGAACGCGACCGCGGCAGAGGCGGCCGGCCAGTCATCCGACGAAATCGGACAACTGCCGTCTCGCGGCCGCATCGTCGAGGAGCAGACCGATCACGTGACGCCCGAGGGCGAGCTACTCTGGACCGTCATTCGCAAGCGAAGGCTGACTCGGTGATCCGCTTCATCGACCTGCCCGGCGTCCGGGATCTGGAGAACGCAGCGGTGCTGCAGAACCGCATCCGGGGTGCGGACCACGAGTACACAGCTAAGGTCGACGCCGTGCTCTTCGCCCTCTTTGGCCTGCGCAGCGACGAGGTAGGCCCAGAGGAGCCGCTCGACGACGAGGACGACAACCTCGAAGCATGGGGCCGATACGACGAGGCGTGGAAAGTCTTCGATCAGGCGGACCTTTCCGGCTGGGACTTCACCGACGACCATGGGCGAGAACTGCTGATCGCGAACCAAGTCCGCGGCGTGGTCCAGACAGCCGCATCTGGCGTGCGCGGCCGAATGCCTGACGTCTCGGCGGCAAAGGCCGTTGCCTGGGGCGATACCCTTTCTGCGGAGGCTGAACGGTTCAGGCGCGAACGGAGGAAGCCATGAGGATCAAGGGCAAGCCGTTGAGTCTGCCGCCGTGGCAGCGTCTGTTCACTCGCGGACTGCTGAAGGTGAAAGATCACCAAGCACCCGTCGTTGAGCGCGCATGGGACCGTGCGGTCGAGCGGAGTCGTCGAGAGCGCGGCCTGCGACAAACACAGCCTTGACCGTGGGCGCAGATCGCAGCAGATTCACCGCATTACCGAAACGCAGACTAGACGTGTTGCGTCCCGAGAGCCCCGCCCAACCGCGGGGCTTTCTGCGTTTCAGGGGTCGCTCGCGGTCTCCTCCCAGTCGCCGCTGAGCCTCAGCCCGCAGCGCTGAAACCACACCGGACGGTGTGCCGCGCTTGAGCCGTTGGATGGTCGTGAGACCTAGGCGCTGCGGACATCAATCATGCGAGGCCGTGGGGTCTGACCAGCGGGACACGCTCCACTGGTCGGTTGTGGGTTCAACTCCCGCCCTCGCTCCAAAATCCGACGAGGTCCACCATGGCGAGCATCGTCCTGTTCCTGCTGTTCCTCGGCGCGCTGCTTCTGGCCATCGGCCATATCGCGCCGGCGCCGGTGTGCCTGCAGCTTGGCGCGGTGCTACTGACCGTGGGCTTCGGCATCCAGCTGTTTGGGGCGCTGGTCTGATGCTGCGGACCATCTTCGCACCCTGGCTGGCGGTCTACGACCTCGCCTGCGAGCTGAAGGCAGAGCAGCGGCACGTGAAGCGCCTTGAGGCGACCGTGCTCGACCAGGCGCAGGAGATTCGGGATGTCCGCGCCCGCTGTGCAGCTGACGAAGCCCAGATCGACGAGTGGGGCGACAAGCTCTTGGCGCAAGCGGCCGAGTTGAACCGGCTCCGCGCCCAACTCGCCAAGTTCGATCACGACGGCGACGGCAAGGTCGGCGGGAGCGGCAAGCGCCTAAAGTCCAGCGCCGACGGCAACGCGGCGAACCCGACCTTCGTACGTGGCGACACCGCCGCCTGACCCGGACGACGCCCGCCAGCTCGTCATCGACTTCGTCTTTGTCGTCGTCGCGCTCGCAATCCTAGCCGCGCTTCTGGCGCTGATCGGCCGGCCGTAGCCGGCGCGTACATCGACAACCGAACCAGGGAACTCCTCGACATGGCGAACATCGCCCAGAAGATGGCCAAGGCCTCGAACCTCGGGTCTACCGGCCGCGCCCTCGCGCGTTCCGAGCTTGAGATCGATCTCTCGGTTCTCGCGCAGGCCAACACCGACATCGTCGTGCCGATGCCGGTGGGCGCGCGCATCCTGTCGCTGCGGACGGTGACCAACACCGCGTTCACGGCCGCCACCGACGCGCAGATCAGCATCGGCAACGTGGCGGGCGGCGCGCAATACGTCGCGGCGACCACGATCAAGGCGGTGGGCGTGAAGAACCACACGCTGGTCGACGCCGCTGCCGCCGACTACCAGGGCATACCCCAAGATCTGTTCGTGCGGATCGCTCAGTCCGGCTCGACCACGGCCATCGGCGCAGCGAAACTGTACGTCGCCTACGCTCTGCCGGCCTGACGATGAACGCGGGTTGGCCCCCCTCAGAAGCGCGTTTGCGCGATGTCGTTTCTCGCATCGGCCCAATTTCCGAGGACGCGGTGCGCCAAGAGATAGCGAAATTCGCGGCGACGCCTATGCCGGACGGCATGGGGCGCCGCTCTGAGGAGGCAAGGCGCTTAATCTACACATCGCTTCTGCGGTATCGGTTTCCGGAAACATTCGATGACGGACGAGCCTGAACATATAGGCAGCAAACAGGCGGACACGCAGTTCAAGCCGGGCCAGAGCGGCAACCCCGCTGGCCGGCCGAAAGGCGCTCGCAACAAGCTGGGTGAGGCCTTCGTCGAGGCGCTGCACGCCGACTTCACGGCGCACGGCGTCGCGGCAATCGAGAAGGTCCGGATCGAACGTCCCCAGGACTACGTGAAGGTGATCGCGTCGCTCCTGCCCAAGCAGGTGGAAATCAAGGATGACGCTTTCGGCGACCTCAGCGACGAACAGCTCGTCGCTATCATCACTGCCGCCCGATCTACTCTCCAGGTTCTTGGCGAAGGCGGAGAAGGAACTACAGACGCGCCAGTCGCGCAATCGACTGGCCACCTACCGCCCGTACACTAAGCAGCGGCTGTTCCACGAGGCCGGCGCCGCCCACCGCGAGCGCCTGTTCATGGCCGGCAACCAACTGGGCAAGACCTGGGCCGGCGGCTTCGAGTGGGCGATGCACCTGACCGGCCGCTATCCGGATTGGTGGCAGGGCAGGGTGTTCGACGGGCCCGTCCGCTTCTGGGCGGCGGGCGTCACCGGCGAGAGCACGCGGGACAACCCGCAGCGCATCCTGGTGGGCCCCGCACAGCAACGCGAGGCCTGGGGCTCCGGAGCCATCCCCTTCGACGCGCTGAAGGACACGACGTCCGCCCGAGGCGTTCCCGACGCGCTCGACAGCGTGATCGTCCGGTGGGGCGGCGGCGGAGACGTGCAGGCGCAAGAGAGCGTCCTGGCCTTCAAGTCCTACGAGAAGGGCCGTGAGAAGTGGCAGGGCGAGACCCTGAACGGCATTTGGTACGACGAAGAGCCGCCGGCCGACATCTACAGCGAGGGCGTCACGCGGACGAACGCGCTGAGCGGGATCAACATCGTGACTTTCACGCCCCTGAAGGGCTGGAGCGACGTCGTGCAGCTGTTCCTGACCGATGCAGACCTGGAGCAGTTGCGCCAAGGCGCGAGGAGCGAAACACCTTGATGTGTCCAGTCTACACCCCCGAGGGCGAGCGGTTCTTTCTCACCACCACCAGCATCGTGATGATGCGCGCGGTGCGTGGCGAGAACGCGACGCAGGTGACGATAAACCCGGGTGCGACGCTCACGCTTCGAGGCGACCTGCAGAGCGTTGCGGAGGCCCTCTACCCGAACAGCGCAGACTGGTTCCGGCGAGAAGCTGCTAAGGCCGCCTAGGCGTGAGCCGCCACGTCACCTTCATGACGATCGACGACGCGGAGCACTACACGCCGGAGCAGCGCGCTGAGATCGTCGCGGCTTATCCGCCGCACGAGCGCGAGGCGCGCGCCAAAGGCATTCCGGTCCTGGGTTCGGGGCGCATCTTCCCCATCGAGGAAGCGGCGATCACGGTCGCGCCGTTCTCGATCCCAAACCACTGGCCGCAGATCAACGGCCTGGACTTCGGCTGGGATCACCCGTTCGGCGCGACGAACATCGCCTGGGATCGCGACGCCGACTGCGTCTACGTCTGCAAGGAATACCGCGAGCGCGAGGCGACGCCGCACACACACGCAGCGTCGATCAAGCCGTGGGGCGACTGGATCCCCTGCGCCTGGCCGGCCGACGGGATGCAGCACGAGAAGGGCTCGGGCAAGTCGCTGGAGCCGCAGTACCGAGCGCAGGGCCTCGCCATGTTGACGGAGCACGCGACGTGGTCAGACGGCGGTGTCAGCGTGGAAGCGGGCATCACCGAGATGCTCGAGCGGATGCAAACGGGCCGCTGGAAGGTCTTCGCGACCTGCGGCTCCTGGTTCAGCGAGTTCCGGCTCTATCACCGCGACGACGGTAAAATCGTGAAGCTGCAGGACGACCTGCTCAGCGCCTCTCGCTACGCGCTGATGATGCTTCGCCATGCAATCACCAAGCCGTCCTCGCGGCCCCTGGAAATCCCCAACTACGGATACGGCTGATGGCAGCGAACGGCTCAAACGTAACCGTCGTAGTAAGCTCCGCCAGTGCGGTAGCTCTGCTCGCGGCGAACCCCCTTCGGCGTAAGGACGCCTCGGGTCCCTCGGTCGTGATCTCCAACGCGTCGACCGCGATCCTCTACATCCTGCTCGGCGACGGATCGGGTGGGGAGGTGAGCGCGACCCGCTACACCTACCAGATCGCGTCCAACGGCGTGCCGCAGGAGATCTGGGGCTACACCGGCCAAATCCGCGGCATCTGGGCGTCAGCGAACGGTCAGGCCACCGTGACCGAGCTAACCTGAGCATGGCCGATTACGCCGCCGATGACGCGGCGCCGCCCGCGAAGTCGGAGCGCGCCTACGTCATCACTGACAGCGATCTGCTTGGCCATGTTCGCACTGAGCGCCGGCAGTCGATCGGCTTCGGTGAGGGCGACGGTGGCGAGCTAACGAAGCGCCGGGAAAAGGCGCTGCTCTACTACAAGGGCGACGTCACCAAGGATCTACCCGACCCACCGAACCGCTCGAAAGCCGTCTCCACCGACGTGGCCGAGGCGATCGACACGGCGTTGCCGGACCTGGCCGAGATCTTCCTGTCGGGCGAGGACATCGTCACCTTCACGCCCGATGGCGCGGAGGACGAAGACCGCGCCCGCGATGAGACCGATTTCGTCCAGCGGGTGCTGTTTCAGCAGAACCCCGGCTTCGTGATCTTCACGACGGCCATGAAGGACGCGCTCCTCAGCGTCACCGGGCTGTTCCACTGGTGGTACGAGGAGGAGGAGGCCACCCGCGCGCTGGGCGTGCTGCCACCGGAGGATGCCAAGCTGGCGCCTGCCGTCGAGGCGCAGTTCGGCTCGCCCGAACAGCTCCAGGTCGAGGAGCGGGAAGACGGATCGGTGGCGTTCAGCCTGCCCCAACTGAAGGGGCGCATCTGCTATCGCGCGATCCCGCCGGAAGACTTCACCGTGGGCCAAGACACGGTGACGCTGGCGGAGGGGACCTACTGCGCCTTTCGCGAGCGTGCCCGAGTCCAGGCGCTGATCGAGCGCGGCCTGGATGCTGAGGAGGTTCGCAAGCTTCCGGCCTACACCCGGCCAGACGAGACCGTGACGTTCGCCCGAGACGAAGCGGGCGAGAACAACCAGGGCATGGGGGCGGCGACCGGCGACCTACGCATGGTCGAGATCCGCAACCACTATCTGCGGATCGACCGCGACGGCGACGGCGATACCGAGCTGTGGAAGGTGGTCACGGACGCCGCGGAGACCGTCATTCTCGACATCGAGGAGGCGGACCACGTCCCGTTTAGCGCACTGACGCCGTACATGAGCGCGCACCGCTTCTATGGCGAGAGCGTCGCCGACCGCCTGCTAGAGATCATGCGGATCAAGACAACGCTGCTCCGCATGCTGCTGGACAGCGGGTTCTTCGCGCTGAACCAGCGCATGGAAGTCGGGCTGGAGAAGGCCAACGAGTACACGATCCCGGACCTGATCCGTAACGAGCCGAACGTTCCGGTGCGGACGAAGACCGGCGACGCCGTGCGGCCCATTTCGGCCGGTGGGCTGAACTTCGATGTGTTCTCAGCGCTCGAGTTCGCCTCGGTCATGGGCGAGCAGCGAACCGGCATCGTCCGCAACGCGCAGGGCCTGAACCCGGACACGCTGCACGACACAGCCGCCGGCGCCATGCAGTTGATCAACGCCGCCCAGAAGCGCCTCCGCTTCATCGCGCGCGTGTTCGCCGAGACAGGCATCAAAGAGCTTTGCCTCGGCATCCACCGCACCATGCGGGTGAACTGGAGCGACCAGCACGCGCCGATCCAGGCGAAGTTCGGCAAGGCGTGGAAGACCGCCCAGCCGCACCAGTGGCCGGAGCGCGAGGACATGGAGGTCCACGTCGGGCCGGTGTCCAAAGAGCACGAGCTGGCGATGCTCTCCAAGCAGATGGAGATCGTCCAGAACGTCATCGAGCTTCAAGGCGGTACGCAGGGGCCATACGTCACCGAGAGCAACGTCCACAATCTCCTGACCGCCTGGAGCCGCGCCGCCGGCCAGAAGGCGCCGGAGCTCTATTGGAGCGATCCGCAGTCGACGGAGATGCAGCAGGCGATGGCGAAGCAGCAGCCCAAGCCTGACCCGGACATGGCCAAGGCGCAGGCGCAAATCCAGGCCGATCAGGCGAGAGCGAGCGCGGATCTGCAATTGCAGCGGGAGAAGGCGGCGGCCGATCTCCAGCTGCAGCGGGAAAAAGCCGAGGCGAGCAGCGCCGCGGCTGCGGCTCAGGCTCAGCGCGATCACGAACTCCGGCTGGCCGAACACGCCGCGGACGTCCAACTCCGCCGCGAACAGATGGCTGGCGAGCTGCAGCTGAAGCGCGAGGGCATGGCCGCGGAACTCGCGATGAAGCGCGAGATGGGCATGACGCCGACCACGCAGGGTCCGCAGGTGGGGGGTGAGGCCGGATGAGCTTCGAAGACCAAGACCGCGCGGCCCGCGGCCGGCGCGCCGCGCAGGAATTTCGCGAACTCGACGCCGCTTTCCAGCGCACATCCGACGCGATCATGACCAAGCTGGTGCAGACGTCGCCGGAGCGACCGGAGACCATCATGAAGCTGCACATGTCGCTTCAGAACTTGGCCGCGGTGCGCAAGGCGCTCCTTGAGATGGCGCAGGATGGCGCCATCGCCGAGGTGGTGCTGGCGAACGCCGGCTTGGCGAACTAGTCCGACAAACCAGAAGGTGAACATGGTCCCCAAGAACCTGCAGCTCGCGGGTGCGTCGTCGTGCGCGCTCTGGAGCCTGTCGACGGGCGGTTTCAACCCCATGCTGCGCGGCCCTGCCGTGGCCCTGGCGCCGGAAGACGGAGCCGGCGGCGGCTCGCTGACGTTTGAACAAGCAACCAATATGCTCGCGGGCGAGCCGGAAAACGACGGCGCGACCGATGTCGCCGCCACGGAGCCGGCCGACGCCGAGCAAACCAAAGACGAAGACCAACCCGCGGCCGAGACCAGCGACGCCGCGGACGCCAGCGAGGACGAAGATCCCGGCGATGGCGTGGACGAGACGGATGAGGAAGAGGTGGCCGCCGAGCCGCTCGCCGCGCCCGTTTACTGGTCGAAAGACGCCAAATCCCGGTTCGCCGAACTCCCCCCAGCGCTGCAAGAGGTCGTTCTTGCGCAGGAAGGGCCGAGGGAAGCGGCGGCGGCCAAGGCGAAGGCTGATGCAGCCGAGGAGGTCAAGACCGCCCGTGCGCAGCTCCAGGGGGTTCAAAACCTGGCGCGCGAGCTTGAGACATTCCTTCCTGAGGCTATCGAGACGTTCCAGAAGACCTGGGGCGACCCGGATTGGGAAGCGACGATCAGGCAGTACGGCGCGGAACAGGCCGCGGTCCTCAAGGCTCGCTACGACCGCGAACAGTCGCAACTCCAGCAACTGACCCAGAAGACGGCTGCTGCGCGGCACGAGGCTCACCACGCCTACGTCGCCGAGCAGTTCCAGATTCTGACCACGCTCGACCCCGAGCTTGCGCCCGACGCGAAGGACCCTGCAAAGGGCTCCCAGGCGCGTCAGGAGGTCACGAAGTATCTGATCGATGCGGGCGTCGACCCGGAAGGCATCGCGCAGATCAGCGCCGTGGAGATGACGCTCGCGCGCAAGGCGATGCTGTGGGACCGC